CGCTGAAGTAATGAAAGAAATAGGAGCAATCTAATGTCGGCTAAAGGCGAGAAGTACAAGTCAAAAAAGGCAATGATGAAACACGAGAAAACTGAATCTCCTGCTATGCGTATGAAAGAATATAGCGCTAAGAAGAAGGTTATGCCTAAGAAGATGGGAAAGAAGAAATAAATGCCTAATCCAGCACCTAAGCCAACACCTAGAGTAAGGGTGTCAAATCCTGCTGATGCTAAGACAATTGCTGCAGCAGAAAAAGCATTTAAGAAAATGATTGACAGCGGTAAGGTCAAGAGCATTACTGAAGCCCGTAAACAAATTGCCAAGCAATATGGCGTTAGCCCGAATGGATATACAAACTAATGAAAAAAGCACATCCAGGATTTAAAGCAGTTCAGAAAAAGATTGCTGCAAAGCAAGGCATCTCTATGGAACGCGCTGGTGCAATCGTTGCAGCGGGCGCACGTAAAGCAAGCAAGGCTGCAGTCAAGGCTAACCCACGTCTGAAAAAAGTTTCAGGCGTAAAAAAGGGTAAGTAATGAAAAAAGCAGCAAAGGTTAAGAAGGTTGCCAAGGTTATGAAGGAGTTCAAATCAGGAACCCTTCACTCAGGCAAAAAGGGACCAGTAGTTAAGTCCAAGAAGCAAGCAATTGCTATCGCTCTTAGCGAAGCAAAGATGGCAAAGAAGAAGTAGATGCAAGACCCACGATTAAAGCGAGCAGGAGTATCTGGGTTTAATAAACCAAAGCGTACACCTAATCACCCAGAGAAGTCACACGTTGTTGTGGCTAAAGAGGGCGATAAGGTCAAAACCATTCGCTTTGGTCAACAGGGTGTGACTGGAGACAAGAAGCCAACAGCACGTCAGGCTTCATTCAAAGCACGTCACGCAAAGAACATTGCTAAGGGCAAGATGAGTGCCGCATATTGGGCAGACAAGGTTAAGTGGTAATGAAGAAAGCATTCTGGGACAAGAAGAACCCTAACAAGAAATCAACACCACTTACACCTGCTCAAAAGGTTAAGGCTAAGGCAATGGCTAAGAAGGCTGGAAGACCATATCCAAATCTTGTAGACAACGCAAGAGCAAAGAAGAAATAACAAAGGTGGGGACAATGCAAGAAACAGTAGCAATCGCTTGGTGCGACAACGGTATGGTAGATGGCAAGTTTATGCAGGGTGTTACAGATGTAATACTTAAGTCAGGACTTACCTTTGAATCTACCTATCGCTCACAGGGCAATCAAATTGCCCGTCAACGTGAGAAGGTTATCAACTATTGGTATGACCAGAACAAAGCAGACTGGTTGCTCTGGGTTGATTCAGATGTAGTTATAAGCCCAGAAAGTTTCTTGAAACTCTGGAATCAAAAAGACAAAGATGAACGCCCAATGATGACTGGCGTTTACTTTACTACTGATAATCCAGAAGAACCTTTGATGGTTCCAATGCCTACGGTATTTAACTTTGTAGATAACGAAGACGGTGGTTTTGGTTTAGCCAGAATCCACCCACTTCCAAAGGACAAACTGATTCAAGTCGGCGCAGCGGGTATGGGATACGTCCTAATGCACCGCAGCGTGGTTGACAGGATTAGAAAAGAATTACCTGATGCTCAGTTCTTTATGGAGATGGGCAGAGGAAATAAATTTATCGGAGAGGACATCTACTTCTTTGCTTTATGCGAGAAGGCTGGAGTCCCACTCTGGTGTGATACAAGTGTGACTGCTCCACATATGAAGCGGTTCTCATTTGATGAACACTATTACAACGCAATGACCAAAGGGAGAAAATAATGCCAGGTACTGCTGGTAGCACATTGTGCGCCGAACTAAACCGCTTAGCCAATGGTGGAACCTACCCAGCAAGAACAGCATTCCTTGATGAACAAGGTGCTGCCAATAAGTGGGCTGGCACTACAGGTAAAGCCATAATCGGCGCTTTGAATTACAAAGCAAGTTCATCTCGTACACCTGATGCTTTCAAGGACTTGAATGGAATTTGCAACGAACTTGCTGGAACAACTGGAAAATCTGCCTCTGATGCATTAAGGACTATATAGTGACAACTACCCTTACCAATATGATTGATGAGGTTGCGGTAAACCTTGCGGGATACACATTCCAACAAGACCGTTCAACCTATCTAGCATCTGCCGTTACTACAACTACATCTACAAGCGCTTCCCCGCTTATCTTGAGCCTTGGCTCTACCGATAACGTAGGTAAGGGTGTCATTGAAATTGACGAAGAACTAATGTGGGTTGACTCCTATGACCGCGTTGCTAACACAGCAACCGTTGCTCCATACGGACGTGGCTACCTAGGTACAACTGCTGCTACACACGCTGCAGATACACGAGTGGCTATCAGCCCTACCTTCCCACGCTTTAATCTTAAGCGAGCAATCAACGATACTATCCGCGCCCTTGGCGCTAACATCTTTGCTGTTAAGTCAACAACCTTTACATTTAATGCTGCGGTGTCTACCTACGCATTTGCAGACTTAAACATCAAGAATATCTTGACTGTTACTTGGCAGTCAATTGGTCCATCTAAAGAATGGATTCCACTTCGTAAGTGGGACTTTGATTCAATCGCTAACGCAGCAGCCTTTGGTTATACAACTGAACAGGTTCAGACAATTACATTGGGCGAAGCCCCTATCTCTGGTCGTACGGTAAAGGTTACTTATGCTACAGACCCAGCAGCGTTTACAACTAATGCTCAGGACTATGTAGAACAAACAGGCTTACCAGAATCAACGCGGGACGTTGTGATTCTTGGCGCAGCCTACCGCTTGCTCTCATTCCTAGACCCAGCACGTGCTGCTCAAGTTAGCCCACAGGCTGATGAGACAGATAGCAAGCGCCCATATGGTGCAAGCCAGACAGCAACTAAACAACTTTATGCTTTGTACTCACAGCGCCTTGCTGAAGAAACAAAAGCACAACAACAGAATTATCCACCCAAAGTCCACTACTCAAGACGATAGGTATCAGCAATGACAACTAGAAAATATTCCTCCCGCTCGCAGCAGACCACACTGACTGGTGCTCTTACCTCATCTGGTACATCAGCCACAGTAGTATCTGGTACAGCGCTCCTTGGTGGTGTAACAATCTCTGCTGGTGAAATCTTCACAGTAGTAATTGACCCAGATACAGCCCTTGAAGAAATTGTAGATGTCAGTGCCGTAAGCACTAACACTCTTACAATTGCTCGCGGTATTGATGGTTCATCTGGACAGGCTCACTCCGCTGGTGCGGTAGTTCGCCATATGGCTATTGGTAGAGATTACCGCGAAGCCAACACCCATATTGAAGCAACAACAGGACACGGTGCAACTGGAGCGGTAGTTGGTACAACCAACACTCAGACTCTGACTAACAAAATTTTAACCACTCCTACAATTACTAGCCCAACCATTACTGGTACAGGCGCTATTGCTGGAACCTTTACTGGCAACCTGACAGGTAACGTAACAGGCAATGTAAGCGGTACATCTGGTTCTACCACAGGTAACGCAGCAACAGCCACAGCCCTTGCTACAGGGCGTACAATCAGCCTTGCAGGTGACTTGAGTGGTACTTCTGCATCATTTGATGGAACCGCAAACGTAAGCATCACAGCAGCAATTGCTTCTAACACAATCGTAGATGCAGACATCAACGCATCGGCTGCTATCACAGCCACAAAGATTGCTGGAACTGCCGTAACTCAGGCAGATACTGGCACAGTCACTAGCACAATGATTGCCAACGGAACTATCGTAGATGCTGATGTTAATGCCTCTGCTGCCATTGCTCGCACAAAGATTGCTAACCCAACAGCAGATGTATCTAATGGTGGCTTCAAGATTACAAGCCTTGGCACACCAACACTAGATGCGGATGCTTCAACTAAGGCTTATGTAGATACCTCTATTGCTAACCTTATTGCTGGGGCTCCTAGCACACTTGATACCTTGGATGAGATTGCTGCAGCCTTGGCTGATACAGCAAACTTCTCAGATACGGTAGTACTCAAGACTGGTAGCACAATGTCTGGCAACCTTGCTATGGGAACTAACAAGGTAACTGGACTTGGTACTCCAACTACATCTACAGATGCTGCTACTAAGGGCTATGTAGATACAGTCACAGTTGCACCTAGCAACTTAACTGGTCCTATTACCTCTGTGGGTGCAGCAACTAGCGTTGCAGCCCAGACTGGTACTGGTTCTACTTTTGTAATGAATACAAGCCCAACGCTTGTAACTCCAGTTCTTGGTGTGGCTACTGCTACATCTATCAACGGAACTTCTATTCCAGCCAGCAAGACTCTTGTGGCTACAGACTCAACAGCATTTGTTGTACCTAGCCAGACTGGTAACTCAGGCAAGTATCTAACTACAAATGGAACAGTATCTTCTTGGGGAGCAGTTGATGCCCTACCAAGCCAGACAAGTAACGCAGGAAAATATTTAACCACAGACGGAACAACCGCTTCGTGGGCAACAGTAACCACCGACCCAACAGCCGACATTTTTATGATGATGGGCGCTTAACCAACTACTAAGGAGAAATACAAATGGCAAAAAAAGTACTTGGGCAAATTAACCCATCAGCAACAACTGCAACAACTCTATACACAGTTCCATCTGCTAAGTCAGCAGTTATCTCATCTCTTACAATCTGTAACCAAGCATCTACTGCTGCAACGTTTCGCGTTGCTGTACGTCCTGGTGGTGCAACCTTGGCTGCTGTTCACTATGTAGCCTATGACGTTGCTGTAGGTGCTGCAGATACTACTGCTCTTACTCTAGGCATCACACTTGCTACTACAGATGTGGTAACTGTCTATGCTTCTACTGCAAACATCTCATTCCACGCCTACGGAGACGAGTCCTAATTGTCTATAACTAGAGCAAAGACCTCTAGTATTGCTCAGGGTCCTTCAACTAATAGAAACCTTCTCGCTGGCAATCCTGTCATCCTTGGCGGAAGTTACGAGTCTATTGAGACTATAACCGTTGGCGCAGGTGGCGCAGCCAGTGTTACTTTTAGCAGTATTGCGACTGACTGGAAGCACCTACAAATTAGAGGCATAAGCCGTTCTACAGACTCAGCCGCTTACACTCAAACTAAACTAACAATAAATGGTGTTACAACTAATTACACCTTGCACCAACTTTTTGCAGACGGCTCAGCAGCAAGCGCTTATGCATTAACTGGACAAGCCAGTACACAGTTTGAGGCTATGACCGCAGATACCGCAACTGCCAGCATTTACGGCGTTACAATAATTGATATTTTAGATTATCAGTCCACTAATAAATATAAGACTTTCCGCATATTGGCTGGTTACGATGCTAACGGCTCAGGGCGTTTGGCTCTTTCATCAGGTATGACAACCACAAACACAAATGCGGTTACTTCAGTTACTTTAACTCCCCGCTTTGGCAACTTTAAGCAATACTCATCCTTCGCTCTGTATGGCATAAAATGACAACAGCAACCATATCTCCTTGGAATAAAATTAGTGATGTCTGCTTGTTTGATAACTGTGGCAAGAAACATTCCGCTAAAGGTTTCTGCTCAAAGCATTACCGCGCTTTTAAGGCTTGGCTAGACAAAGACCGCAGAACAGAAATGCAGTCACAGCAGAAGCCAGCAAAAGATAAAGATAGTTATGTCTTGCTTTATATGCCATCACATCCTAACTGCGCTGTTAGTGGTGGTTATGCAGAACACCGCTTGGTTATGGAACAAACACTTGGGCGTTTGCTAGAAAAGAATGAAAATGTCCATCACAAGAACGGTGTCAGAAATGACAACCGTCCAGAGAATTTAGAACTATGGTCAAGTCGGCAACCTAAAGGACAACGGGTAGAAGATAAGGTGGAATACGCAATGGAAATATTAACCCAATACGCACCACATCTTTTAGCAGGTGATAAATAATGGCTAAAACTTATGAACCGATAGCAACTAATACGCTCGGCAGCGCAACTGCTACCGTTTCTTTTTCTAGTATTGCAGCAACTTATACAGATTTAGTATTAGTAGTTAGTCATTTGGGTACTTTGGCTACAGCCGAAGCAAAAATACAATTTAATGGAGATACAGCAACCAATTATTCGTGGACTCAACTTTACGGAAATGGTACAAGCGCGGCAAGTTATAGAGCCTCTAGTGTTAGCAGCATACCTTTACTTCCAAATGAAGCATCAAGCACAACTGTTCCAAGTGCAATTATTGTAAATATACAAAACTATGCAAATGCTACAACTTTCAAGACTGTAATTTATAGGGGAAGTGTTACAAGTTTAGCAACCAGCGCAAATGTTGGTTTATGGCGTAAAACTCCAGAAGCAATAAACTCCATTACTGTTTTTACACCAGTTTCAACTTTTGCGGCAGGCTCAACCTTTACCCTATACGGAATTAAGTCCGCTTAGTCGTGTTACTATTAGATATGCCAAGAGGACAATTTAGTAAATACGCACATTGCACAATAAGTGATTGCACTAAACCACACCGTGCCAAAGGTATGTGCCAAATGCACTACCGCCGAAATCGTCTTTACAAAGACCCAACAGTTGTTATGAATGTTGGGATTAAAAAAGACAAAGGTGGGTATGTCCAAGTAAGGACAGTTGCTGGCAATGGCAAAGAAGGTAAATATACCTATCAGCATCGCCTAGTAATGGAACAGATGATTGGCAGAGCCTTAGTAAAAGGCGAGACAGTTCATCATAAGAATGGAATTAGAAACGACAATCGCCCAGAGAACTTAGAACTTTGGTCAGAGGCTCAACCATACGGGCAGAGAGTAGAGGACAAAGTGGCATACGCTATAGAGATTCTCAAACAGTACGCACCTGAGAGGTTGGCTTAAATGGCATTCACATATAGCAAACTAGTTGAGACAACTCTTAGCAGTTCAGCAGCAACTGTTACCTTAAACAACATCCCGCAAAACTATACCGATTTGAAGATTGTAATTTCATCTCGTTCAAGTGCTGGTGGTAGTCCTTGGTCAGATATTATCATTACTCCAAACGGCTCAACTACTTCAATTAGTACTAGAGTTTTATATGGAACTGGTTCTGCTGCAGCATCTGGAACTTTTACTACTGGTATTCCAGCGGTGGGAGAAGGCAATGTTGGAACTGCTAGCACTTTTGGTAATGCAGAAATTTATATTCCAAACTATACTTCTAGTAACTTCAAATCATTTTCGGCAGATTCTGTTTCTGAGAACAATGCAACATCATCTCTTGCACAAATAGGTGCAATGCTTTGGTCCAACACATCAGCAATTAGTTCATTAACATTTACTGATTTTAATAGTGGTTCATTTGTACAGCACTCAACCTTCAGCCTCTACGGAATACGGATAGAACTATGAGCATAACTAAACTAACCACCAACGGTTTAACAGGCAGCAAGTACGACACCGTATCTGCTGACAACTACTATATGGAGCCGATTGCTACTACGTTGCTAGGAACTACTGCATCTAGTGTTACCTTTAGTAGTATTCCTGCTGGATATAAGCATCTGCAAATTAGAGGTATATCAAGAATTACAAGCGGCTCTTATGCTCAAGTAGTGTATCAACTTAATGGAGATACAGGGTCTAATTATTCACGCCATTATCTTTTTGGCGATGGCGCAAGTACGGGTGTTGCTGGAACTGCATCAACTACAAATATGTTTGGTGGCATAATGTCAGGTTCAAGTCAAACTGCAGGAATTTTTGGTGCATTAGTAACAGACATCTTAGATTATTCAAACACATCAAAAAATAAAACCATACGTACATTATCTGGTGTTGATGGAAATGGAAGCGGATATGCTTGGTTTTCATCAGGAGCATACTTATCAACCTCTCCTATTACTTCTGTAACAATTATTCCAGAATCAAGTACTTTTACCGCAAACTCCCGTTTCTCACTGTTTGGAGTAAAAGGCTAATGGCTAAGACTGCTACCTATTCGCTGATTGCAAGTTATACCCATAGCGGGGCAAGCACCACTACAATTACTATGTCTTCAATACCTGCAACATTTACTGATTTGGTTGTTGTATCAAATGTGCTTTACTCAGCCAACAATGGCGACTATATGTCTTGGAGAATGAATGGAGACTCTAGCGCTCTTTACTCCAGTACTCCAGTGGTAGGCACAGGTACAGCGGCAGAATCATTCAGAGCAACTAACGGAACTCAAATTGCTTTTTATGGTTCATCAACAACTAATTATGTTCCTTCCATTACCAATTTTATGGACTATGCCAACACAACTACAAATAAAACCATTTTACTAAGGGCTTCAGGCGCAGGAAATAGCGTTGAAGCCAGAGTTGGTTTATATAGAAGCACCGCTGCAATCAGCAGCATTTCTTTGTTCTTTCCTGTGGCATCTATAGCAGCAGGAACTAACATTAAAATCTACGGGATACAGGCAGGTAACGCATAATGCCACTACAACTATATAAGATTGGCTCTGTAGAAGTTGGCTCTGCTGGAGCAAGCAATATTGACTTCACCTCCATACCTCAGGGTTATAGTGATTTGAAATTGGTAGTATCAACACGTGGAACATCTGGGACCTCTGTTGGTGGACACGTATTTTATATACGCCCCAATAATTCTAGCGCTAATGGAAGCATCCGCTACCTAGTGGGAAATGGTGTAACCGCATCTTCTGGCACTGATACCTCAATCCAAGGGGCAGGAAATGCTTCTGATTGGACAGCAAACACATTTGGTTCTTGTGATATTTATATTCCTAATTATGCCTCTGCAAATAATAAATCAATCTCTGTTGATGCAGTAGGAGAAAACAATGGAACGGATACAAGAATAATTTTGTATGCTGGTCTTTGGTCTAATACGGCAGCAATCACTTCTTTGTCTTTAGTTCCTTACGCAGGAACTTTTGTTCAATACACAACAGCAACACTTTACGGTATCCTCTAACAGAAAAGGAAAGACAATGACAACACCAACAGCAATTGAAGTTGACTGCTCAACAGGAGTAGTTACAGAACGCGAACTAACAGCAGAAGAAATTGCACAGCGCGAAGCAGATGCAGCAGCATATGCAACAGCAAAGGCAGCAGAAGAGGCAGCCGCGGCTGCGCTTGCAACACTAAAAGCATCAGCAAAGGCTAAGTTAATTGCTGGCGAAGCATTGACTGAAGAAGAAGCAGCAACAATCGTTCTTTAATTTGCAACAACTATTAGTGGAGGTGTCCCTTGGCGGGTAGAGATATAACCGAAGGTAGAGCCGAACGCTCTATCGCCGTTGACGTAGGTGTAGTTTCATCTACGGCTGTCTGGCAGAACACCGATATGTCTTACGACGTAGCACTTGGTGGACTTCCATTCATCTATGCAATCAGTGATGCACGTCCATACACACGTCAGACTGCACCCTTCCGTAAAGACCAGTTTGACAATGGCGCAGAGCCAGGTGAGCAATCCCTTACTGGTTGGTGGATTAGAAGTCAAGCATCGTTCCACTCTGGTTCAGGCATTAAGTTCTATGACCCTGCAACTACAGATGAGAATGGACACTATCGCTTTGCGGATAGCAAGGGGCTAGATGTTTGGACTAAGGGACAGGTAACGCTACTTAAAGATGTAGATAACAACCACATCACAACTGGAGCCATTGTTGGCACAGACCATCAGCACGTTAATCAGCACACTCGTTCTATTCAGTATAACGGAACAAATGCTGTATTACTGCACGATGAATTTGACGTAGACAAGATTGTGCCAGGTGCATCACCTGTCCACTTTATTGATTATATCTCTGGAACAGACCGCAAGGTATTTGCTATTTGTGATGATGGAGTCAACGTTTACTGGGTGACCAATAAGACCGTTGGCGGTAATCAGCGCCTCACTATGTTTAAGAAGCCATTAACTGGTGATTCAACTACTGGCTCATCTAACCCATCTGCAACTGGTGACGTTACTCAGATGTTTCAAAGTGGCGATACTGAAATTTTTTATGCAACAATGGAATTTGTTAAAGATAGAATTGTACTGTGTGTAAACAATAAAGTTTACGAACTATCCACAAGTGCGACAGGTTTGCCTTCTCCTGCTTATACAAACCCTAATACAAATTATCACTATACATCAGTGGCTGCCTCTGGTCCTGCCATCTATACAGCAGGTCACTCAGGTATCTATTCAACTATCCAGAAGTACACACTATCAACTGCTGGAGTAATGCCAACGCTAACCTCTGCAGTAGTAGCAGCAGAACTTCCCGCTGGTGAAATAGTAGAGAAGTTATACTACTACTTAGGCTATATGACGATTGGCACTAACAAAGGTGTACGAGTTGCTACAGTATCTGACCAGGATGGCTCACTTAATTACGGTCCACTCATTGTAGAAACATCACAGCCTTGCTACGACTTTGCCGCACGCGACCATTATGTATGGTGTGCTACTGGTATTGGTGCTCTTAATGGTGGACTCATCCGTATTGACTTAAGTAATGAATTAGAAACCCTGCGCTTTGCTTGGGCTAATGACCTAGAGGTAAGCCAGACAACTGAGCATTACACGACAGCGGTAGCGTTTGTTGGAGCGACCAATCGCTTAGCGTTTGCAACAGCATATAATACAACAAATGGCGCAATCTATACAGAGTCAGACAATTTAGTTCCATCAGGTTACATAACCACAGGAAACATTCGCTACGGAACTCTTGAGCCAAAGAACTTTAAGCGTCTGCTAGGACGCGGTGACTTTACCTACGGCTCAATGACGCTAGAGACTGTAGATAAAAATGGTGTTGAGTATGACCACATCTCTTATGATTCATCTGTTCCACCTATTGAAGTAGGTACATCTAATCCTGCTACCGCTCAAGAGTATGTAGCATTTAAGTTTATTCTTTATCGTGATGCAACAACCACATCTTCTGGTCCTACATTCAAGGGCTATCAGGCTAAGGCAACCATTGCTACTCCGCGCCAGCGTGTAATGCAGTTCCCTGTATATTGCTATGACATTGAGACTGACCGATACAACACAATGGTTGGCTATGAAGGCAGAGCCTTTGATAAGATTCAATTGCTAGAAGACATTGAAGAAACAGGCGATGTTATTACCTGGCAAGACTTAACTACTGGTGAATCTCGCCAAGCAATCATTGAACAAATTTCATTCAATCGTATGACCCCACCTGATAAGCGCTTTGATGGCTTTGGTGGAGTCATTAACATCACTATCAGAACGGTATAATATGACAGCGCAAGACTGGGCTGCGCTCGCCGTAGCACTTATGACTATAGTGGCTGGGTTTGCCACACTTGTACGATGGCTAGTAAAGCATTACTTGTATGAGTTAAAACCAAATGGGGGCGGTTCCGTTAAAGACCAAGTGAACCGATTGGAAGAACGAGTTGACCAAATTTACGTCCTTCTTTGCGAAAGAGAACAGTAAAAAATTAAACGTTTTATTTCTAGTGCTTGGCACATCATTCTTTTATTTACCGACAGCAAGCGCAGTAAATACTGGTCAAGTGACAATCACTTGTGCAAATGCAAGCGGAGTTGCAAGAACTAATACTGTTGGCTGGGATAACAGCAACCAATTCTTTGCGAATAAGGGTGACATCGCCCGTCTATATTGCGAAGGTGGATTCAATGGTGACTACAGAACCTTTGTAAGTACCAGCGTTACTGATATGTCTTTGCGTTATTACAACGGGATAGTCATAGTGGAATCTCCCACTGTTGTAGCGGAGCCTAGTCCTTCTGTAAGTCCCAGTCCTGAGTCTGTGGTTGGCGAAACTGTGACTGTTGTTTCCGATACTCAGACTGCGCCCGCTGTTGATACTTCAACGCCAGTTTTATCTGAGACCTCAACCTCCGTTGTTGATTCCGTGACTGTCGTAACTCAACAACCAGAATCACCGACAGTATCGTCAGAGACAGCGACAACAACTGAAACACAAACAGTGAACGTAACACCTGAACCTCCTATAGTTCCTGAACCTACACCTATTGTAGTGCCAGACCCACCTGTAATTAAACCAGAACCAATTGCAATTCCTGACCCTCCACCCGTGGTGGAACCAGAACCCGAACCTTTACCTGACCCAGCGCCTGAAGTTGCGCCTGAGCCTATACCAGAGCCTGAACCAGTTCCAGAAGTAGAACCTGAACCCACTCCTGAACCTGAGCCTCCAGTCATAGAGCCAGAACCTGAAGTCATTCCAGAACCCGCTCCCGAACCTCCTGCTATTGCAGAACCAGAGCCACTTGAGCCAGAACCTGTTGAAGAAGTTGAGCAAGTTGAACCTCCTGTAGAAGAAGAAGATGCTCCTATGGTAGCAGATGAAGACGCTACAGAAGAAGAGAAGGCTGCAGTTGCTGAAGCAATTATTGAAGCAGCCCAAGGCGAGCCAGTTACCGCAGCGGCAATAGCAGCGGCTGGGCTTACATATGCTGACCTGCCAGCAGAGACTCCTGTTGAAGTACGTAAAGATGAAAACGGTAACGAAGTAGTTATCACAGCAGAGGTAGCAGCAGCACTTGTAATGCTTGAAAACCCCGCAGAACTCATTAGCGCAATCTTCACTGACCCTGGGAAAGCATTGCTTGCTATCACCAGTATTGGTGCAGATATGTCAGATGAAGAACGAACAGAATCAGAACAAACAATTGTTGCAGCCGTCATTGCTGGACAGGCTGCAGTATCTGCAGCAGGTATGGCAGCAGGAGCAGCATCAGGTAGTACTGGTGGTGGTTCCTCTGGCGGGGGTGGCGGAGCATCTGCAGAATCTAAAGGCGTAAGGAGACGCAAAGAATGAAAATACTAAAAGATATGGTTGAACAACTTTGGACTTTGCTAGGTATGTTTATTGCCTGGGTGGTCCTTGATGGTTCAGCCAAGCAAGTTGTTGGCGTAGCCATTTTTGGAACGCTTTTCTTCTGGGCTATTACTTACCCAATTAGAAACCCACTAGACAAGGACGAATAATGGATACATTTAAGAATGTAATGATGAGAATTTTTGCTGTAATTGCAGCAGAGTCTCTTGGTGTTATTGGTGCTGGCTCACTGGTAGGTATTGAGGTATGGCAAGCAGCAACTCTCGCTGGTGCGCTAGGCGCAGCACGTGTACTTGAAGCCCTTGCTCGTTTCTACCTAGCAGATGGAAGCCTGACATCAGAAGAAATCAACGCAGCCTTTGCAAAGGTTGACAAGAAAGCGAGTGAATAATGGGACAGAGACTGGACTTCATCGCAGTAGCCAAAGGCGAACTGGGTGTAATTGAAGGACCAAAGGATAACGAAACCAAGTACGGTGCATTCACCAAAGCAAACTTCCTACCTTGGTGTGGGTCATTTGTTATGTGGTGTGCTAACGAAGTTGGATTAAAGATTCCTAACTGCGTATCAACTAAGGTTGGAGCAGAAGCATTTATGAAGAAGAAGCAATGGGAGAAGGCAGAGGAAGCAGTTCCCCTACCAGGCGACATTGTGTTCTTTGATTTCCCGAACGATGGAGTTGACCGTATCTCACATATTGGGATTGTGGTCAAGGACAACGCAGACGGAACGGTTACCTGTATTGAGGGCAACACTGCTCCAGACAAGAAGGGTGACCAGCGCAACGGTGGGCAAGTATGCCTGAAGGTGCGTGCTTACAAGAAGAAGAATGGCTCAAAGTTGAGAAAGTCTCAGGCTGTAACCATCGTTGGTTTCGGCAAGCCAGTCTTCAAGTCTTAAGGAGAAACCCAATGAAAGAAAAGTTAACACAGATTGTACTCTCTTATGGTCGTGCAGCATTCGCGGCTGTAATGGCACTATACCTTGCAGGTGAGACAAGCCCAAAGGCTCTACTCGCAGCAGCGGTTGCAGCAGTCGCAGGTCCAGTACTCAAGGCTTTAGACCCTAAAGCAACAGAGTTTGGACGCGGTTCAAAGTAACCCGCATACGCCTTAGAAGGCGGTTTTAAGACACTTAGCCCCCTGGGTGGTAGGAATTATCCTACCCCTGGGGGGTTATTTGTCATTTCTGCGTATCCAAACCTGGTAATCCTGACTCAATAGTTCATACTCACCTTGCTTTTCCTCAAGGAATTTATCTATTCCAGGACCAGGGCGTAGTTCTGGGTGGACATCTTGACCCCATAGGTAGTCATCAAAGGCTAGGATTCCACCAGATTTAAGCAACGCCCAAGCGTTGGTAGCATCACGATAGACAGCCTTCTCGGTATGGTCACCGTCAATGTAGATGAAGTCGTATCGCTCCCGAAGGGATGGCAGCACGTAGGATGAGTCACCCTTGATAGACATTAGGTTCTCGTACTTGTCCATTCGCTGCAGGTACAGGGTGTAGATTTTGTTGAAGTCCATAGCCTTGTGCTCACGCTCATCTGAACCCTGCCAAGTATCCACATCGGTAAGGGTTGATGATGGGTCAGTCAGGATTGTAGATAACAACCAGTCGCTGGCATCGCCAGTGTATGTACCAACCTGCAGGAACTTGAGGTCAGGCTTACCCTTGAACTGGGTCAGATGATTCTCAAAGTTGTACTTCTGGCTATCAAACCAGTTGGGATATATCGGCGTGTCGGACATACATTCTCCAGTCGGGTATGTGTACAATTAATTATTAATATAACATATAAGTAATATATAGGCGCAGAGCGCCTTATATAATATATATATTATATATTAATAATCAACTGAATATTAGATAGACTCCTTCATTGAGTCACCTCCTGTCCTCTGAGGGAGTCTATCTAAACAACTACGACAGGAGTTAATGTGTTTAACAACCAACAAATAAAGAAACTAGAAGAACTATCTGATGCTCTATTGCTACTTGATGAGAGTGTCAAGCAACTACGCGAAGAGGTAGATTACCTAGTTGAAATATTAGAAACTGATGATTAAATTAAATGAGTATGTTCTACCCGAACACATCTCTTACTCCGCCTTCACGACCTACCTTACGTGCGGTTATCAGTACTATCTTGGGCGGTTGCTGCAAGTTCCTGAAGAACCTAGTATCTGGTCGGCGGGTGGAAGAGCCTTCCACTACGCAGCAGAACTCTGGGACTTAGAGAATGAGTAACCTACTCTGGGACAAGGCTTGGGCTAAAGAGACTGAAGGTTTAGATTTAACAACTGCACGACGTGCAGGACGAGCCACCAAAGATAACCCGAATAAAGAAGACGGTGCTTGGTGGAATGCTAATGGTTCCATTTGGGTAGACAACTACATCACTTGGCGCAAGAACAATCCTAACTGGAAAATCTGGACAACACCGCAAGGTGCAAGAGCGATTGAGTTGGAATTAAATCCTGTAATTGCAGGTGTTCCAGTGAAGATGTTCATAGATAGAATCTTTGAGGTAGACGGACAACTAGTGATAGTTGACCTCAAGACATCACGCACTAGACCAACATCTGATTTGCAACTCGGTTTCTATAAGGTCGGGGTAGAGCAGATGATTGGAGCAGAAGTCAATCTAGGAAACTACTGGATGTCTCGTGAATCGGGGACAGGGGAGATGATTGACCTAAGTAGATATACGCTGGATATGCTTGAGTACTTTGTTGATGGATTTGATAAAGCACGCAAGGCTGGTATATTTCTACCGAACCTACAATCGTGCAATTTCTGTGGACTCACAGAGCATTGCCAATTCACTAAAAAAGGAAACAAATGACAACAGAAAACTGGAAACTACAAGTTAGTTACAAGACATCTGCAGGGGATATGATTAACGTTCGTGCTAACACAGCCGACGAACTATCAGTATTACTTGAAGGTATCTCTGACTACTCAACACAGATTGCAGCAACATCAAAGATGTTGAATGCAGCAACGGTGGCTGCCCCTTTGGTGACCACTACTTCAACTCCAGACATTCAAGCGCCTCCTACTTTCGTAACCGCCCCGACAGCACCAGCATCCGCTACGGGGGCAGGAATGTCTACACCTACGTGCATCCACGGAGCGAGAACATTCCGTCAGGGAGTAAGCAAGACAACGGGGAAGCCTTACGCATTCTGGGCTTGTCCGACTCCAATGGGAACACCAGACCAATGCAAACCGCAGAACTAATACAGGACGAAATGCTATAAGAATTGGTGGAAGGGTAGTCCTTAGGGGAAGATGGCTACCCTCCACCAACTTAGACAGGGGATGTAGTGAGAACTTTAGTAAGAAGCGTAGGAAGAGCAGACATCGGTGGAGAACCGTTGCCCTCTGTGTTCAAAACATTTGATGCAAACAAAATTATATTTCGTAGAGCAGAAGTCTCTATGCTGGCTGGTACTCCAGGAGTTGGTAAGTCCACACTCGCTTTGGCTTTAGCCTTAAGAATGAAAGTACCTAGCCTGTATGTATCGGCAGATACCAACGCACACACTATGGCTATGCGACTTGCTTCTATGATTAGTGGTAAGAACCAGACAGATGTAGAAGCGTTGATGAATACTGATGCTGGTTGGACTAAGGCTGTGCTACATAAGAGCAGTCATATCGTGTGGTCATTTGAATCTAGTCCTACCTTGCAAGACATTGACGAAGAAGTGCAAGCCTTTGAGGAACTGTGGGGCTGTCCTCCTGTGGCTATCTTCGTAGATAACCTAATGGATATAGCCACCGATGGTGGTGAAGAGTTTGCATCTATGCGTGCAATTATGAAGGAGTTGAAGTACCTTGCTCGTGCCACCAATGCTGCAATTATTATTCTTCATCATACTAGTGAGGCTGTTATGGGTAACCCTTGCCAACCAAGGTCGGCTCTACAGGGTAAGGTCGCTCAGTTACCTGCTCTTATTTGTACTCTTGGTGTGGTCGGGACTTCAATGGCAGTTGCACCAGTAAAGAATAGATATGGGCGTGCCGATGCCAACGCAAACCTGAATTGTTGGCTATCATTTAACCCTGAGTATATGTTTATGGACGACATACCAGAGAATGGATAAGAAATGCTAAGAGAAGAAGAAGACGATATGACGCAAGAGATGCGTCAACTCGTAATGCAAAAGGTTAATGAAGAGTTAGCAGTCTTTATTAGCAAGATAGAAGACGCTAAGCCACCTGCCACGGATGAGTGGACAGAGGGCGTTAACGTTGGTATGGATTGGGCTATCCGAATCTTACGCAAGGACAAGAGTGCGTTCTAAGTGGCATCGCAATCGCGCAAACACAGAGGATACCGAAGTCAAAAAGTCTTGGCTCTTTACCTTGCTGACAACGGATTCCCATTTGCGGAATCTACAGGTGCTGGTCGTAGTGGCTCTGACATTACTGGCACTATCGGTATTGATTGGGAAGTAAAAGCAAGAACAGGATTTAATCCTGCTGCTGCTATCGCGCAATTAAAAGATAGAGATAATAATAAAGACCTTGGTGTTGTAGTCTTAAGACTTAACGGACAAGGTGAGAAGAGTGTATCCGATTGGGTATGTTTACTAAGACTGGAGGATGCTGTGAAACTATTAAGAGATGCAGGTTACGGTGATAAAAATTGACAACGACTTGCCAGACATCGCAGATGTCCTCACACATTACGGTGCGAACATACGACAAAGACACGGGCAAGTCAACCTTAAGTGTCCGTTCCACGACGATACGCACCAGTCAGGTTCCGCGAACTTGGACAAAAATATCTTTATATGCTTTGCCTGTGGCGTACAAGGTAACAGTTTGCAACTCATTGCACAAAGAGAAGGAGTAAACATACGTGAAGCAAAGCGCATTGCAGAAGGATTTACTGGGACGAGCAACAGAGAAATACGCGGCAAACATTTATCAGGCTCAAAGTTACCTAGAAAGCAGGGGAATTCCTCTGGAAGTAGCACGGCTGGCGCAATTAGGCGTAGTCGTGGAGCCTGAGGTTGGACACGAAGCATTCGTTGGTCGCTTGTCTATCCCTTATATTACCAAGACTGGTGTTGTTGACTTGCGATTTCGTTCTCTTAACCCTGCTGTTGAGCCTAAGTATATGGGTATGACTGGGGCAGAAACAAAAATGTACAATGTATTAGATGTTGAACGCGCTGGTGATTTCATTGGAGTGTGTGAAGGTGAACTGGATACTATTACTCTTAGTCATTGTGTTGGCATCTCCTGTATTGGCGTGCCTGGTGCTAATAGTTGGAAGAAACATTACACGCGTTTACTCGCAGACTTTGAAAGAGTCTTCGTCTTTGCAGACGGCGACCAAGCGGGTACGGAGTTCGCACGCTCATTGGCTAGGGAACTCCCCGTTACTATTGTGCAACTGCCAGAAGGAGAAGATGTCAACTCGCTATTCGTCAAGCACGGAGCAGGATATATAAAGGACAAGGCTGGCATTGCGTAGTGAAGTTTAACTTTGAGGATGATGATACTCCAAACTTCTGCCACGATTGCAAGCAGCAGTTTGAAAATTCATTTGAGTTAATAGACCACGCACTAGAAGATGATGAAGACTTTGACCCTTACTACATACTACCGAATGGGTTTAAGTTGTTGCTCGGTTCTTTGCTTCGCTTTATGTATAACAATGCAGACGAGCCAGAGAAGATTAAACTGATTAGCCAGTCAACCTTTGTAACTCTATTCGCTGGCGAGATGGGTTACGATTTGATAGATGAACTGGTTGAGGATATGGTAGTCAAGTCAGCGCTACAAGATTTTGATAAGTCATTAGAAGAACTATTGTCGGAGGAAACAGATGAAGAAGGCGGAGCGTGAAGAGATATGGCAGATTATAACCCACTTGGCAGAACAAGGGCTGAACGTGAAGAACTATGTTGTCCAGGAAAAGACTCTAGTGGTGACGCTACACATTCCCCTACTAACTGGGCAGAATTTGAACTGAATGTAAGAGATACGATGCAGGAACTTGGTGACCTGCTTATAAAGAAGCATCGGGACTACGGCGCAAAGAACATATCCAACTCACCTTACGGTGCGACACAAGGATTAGTAGTACGGATGTGGGACAAGATAGCCCGCATTGTTAATCTAACTAAACAAGGTAACACTACCGCTGAGAACGAACCGCTTGAAGATTCCTTCAAGGATATAGCCAACTATGGTATCATTGGGCTACTCGTTCTAAGGGGTAAGTGGGATAGTGGCAACTAAATCAAGTTTTGATTTAGACTTTGGCTATGGTCGCAAGGGCGAACAACTTGTGGATGAGTTGCTTACTGGTGGTCGTACCGTTGAGGTCAAGCGTGACCGCAAGTGGTTCAAGACAAACAATCTTTATATAGAGACTGAATGTTTCTTTCAAAAGGTAGGCGACTGGGCTGCCTCTGGACTCGGTGTAACCGAAGCATCTTACTGGGCTTTCGTATTGCAAGAGTCAACTCTCATCGTACCAACTGATGTGCTGCGCTATGCGGTAAAGGAATTTGGTAGAGAGATAAGTTGTTTCATTCCTCCGAACCAAAGCAAAGGCTTCCTCATTACTGTTGACGACTTAATGACTGCGACAAGGAAGTATAAGGATGACGATAGAGTGGAATAGAATAGAGCGTTGGCAATACATCGTTGATGCTGTTGCCTCTGACTATCATAGAAAGTTTTCACCGATAGAGTTTGATGATATTAAACAATCACTCTACCAATGGTTCGTTGAGCATCCCAATAAGTTGGATACGTGGGAAGCAATCGGTGAGAAGGATGCAAAGAATTTAATATATCGTTCGCTTCGCAATCAAGCGTTGGACTATTGCCAACATTGGAAAGCGAAGTCAGGCGGATACGAAGCAAGCGACTTGTTCTATTACGAAGCCGATATGGTTGAGGCAATTCTTCCTTCTGTCTTAAGAGGTGAATACGGACTCGGTGCGAAGGTAGACTTAGGCAGACCAGGCAGACCGTCAGCCCCGAATGAGGGTGGCAATATGATGGCGATGATGATTGAAGTTGATTACGGTTTCTGGAAACTATCTAAAGATGATAGGAAAGTTTTATTCTTAAGACACGCAGAGTCAATGGAGTTCGGTGCGATAGCAGGTGAGTTGTCGTTGGGTAGTGAAGACGCTGCTCGGATGAGACACAAACGTGCTATCCGTAAACTGATAAATAAAATCGGTGGGTTCAGACCATTCAGAGATGATGATGAAGAACCGAAGCAGGAAGAAGAAGACAAATAAAAAACCCCCGCCGAAGCGGGGGCTTCTTATTATTTATTCTAGACTGTCCTTGCAATCTCTTCACGACATCTTTCCATTAAAATCATTAAGTCAATTCCAATGTTATGAAATCTATCAAAGTCGGAAGCCGCCCAACCTAATTCTATAGAGTTGGGTATGTTTTTCCAAACAGTCTCTAAAATTTCATTTGCATTTTCAAGAGATGAAAGTATTTCTGATGGATTGTAAATCATTTTATTCCTCCCCTTCTGGCACTCTGTGCCAAGGCTTATAAGAAATCATTGTCTGTAAGTCAGAGTAGATTTCTCTCCAGAGTTCTTTGGCATCTGGTATTCCAGACATTGAAAGCCCAGTCCTAGCACCTTCAAACTCTTCAAGTTGATAGCCCTTTGGGACAGTCAACTGAGTTTCATATGAATGCCAACTTTTGTCAACATAGATTTCTATGCCGTGTTGTTCTGCTAATGCAAAACATTTTGCTTTTGTAGTCATCCGATTTCTCCTGTCTAGTGGATGTCTTGGGATAAGTATATCAAATGGGGTTTTTTAGATTTCTAATTTTGAAACAATCTCCAACGGCGACACGCCCATAAAACTAAAACGCTTGACAGTATAAATCAGATACTTCAGAGGTTGCTATCTACTTCTATCTCCGCTGGGTCAACCCATAATCCTTCGGGGTAATCGCGTATCATTTCTTTTTCGTAGAGTTCTGTAATCTCTTTCCAAGATTGTATTGTATTCATCTTATCCTCCCGTACTGTAGAAGCCACCTGTTTTAAAGTGGACTGGTGTTGCTGAC